AATATATCTAGTAGTAGTATTTAAGGTTGAAGCTAATAAAAAAGCCACACCCGAAGATGTAGCTTAATTACTTTAGAATTGCATAACCATACCAGCTTTAGCACCTAATGCCAAACGTACTGATTTGTTGTCAAGAGTAAATGCAAGTTTAGTAAGTTTACTGTAAGTATCACCTACTTGTAAATTACCTGATGCATGTTCAGCAACACAGTCAACATAAGTAGCTGCTGCAACTGCACCCATTTGACCTTTGTACTCTTCAGCTTCAGGTGTTTCAACCATATTAACAAAAGTACGAGGTGAAACTTCGATAGTTGCTTGAACAGTTTCTTCAAATGTTTCAATACCATCAACTACAACGATTGGTTTAAAACTTACAACCTTTGCAGGTACAGATTCTAAACGTTCGTCAGCCTCTAAAGCATCACCTTCATACATACGTCTTTTTGAACCATCGGCTTTAACTGCATAATTAACAGGAAAGTTACTATCATACATACCAGTAACTAATACTCTGCCACTTTGAAAGTTAGTAGCTTCTACTTTTTTAAAATTCTTGAAACTCATAATGAATCCTCCACGAAGAGTTGCAGTCTCTCCAAATCGAACAGTTATATCTAGTTCTGCAATAACTAGAGTGACACAACACGTGCCAAAGATTAATAGATTAGTGAGTTATGCCCAAAGGGCAATGATTGATAAAGAAACAGTAGTACCAATTGATACTACTGTTAATGTTATTGATTAATAAATTCTTCAAGTGACATTGTATCTACAATTGATACAATTACTTCATTACATTCACTACAACGTATTGTCATAGTATCACCATCAAAGTAACGATTAGAATGTGTACAACGATTGCGATAATTAGTAAATGCTTCTAAAATAGAAGTAAACATAAAAAATAACACAACTGAAATAACAATCAGTGTTGTTATTAGTAGGATAACTAATTTGAAGGTGTCTTGATTCATAATAATATAATTTTAAAGTTAATAATTGCTAATTCATTTAGTAATAGAATATTGGATTCTCCTCGTAGAGGATTTATATAATTCTAATCATACTATCTTTTAAGATTGAAGCCTAATCATACTATCTTTTAAGATTGTATAACTGCGAGTATTGTAACTAAATATTGTGTATTAATAGTATTAATAAAACTATGGTGAAGCTAATAAAAAACCAATGACATTATTGCCATTGGTTAGAAGACCCAGTATAGGGGATATGGTAGGCAGAATATATTAAACCTTTCAATAACGAGTTTCGACATTAAAACTTGCTTCTATTAGCTTTTCATCATTTGCATTCCTACCAAATACTAATAGAATATTGAATTTTCCTCGAAGAGGATTAGTGTTGAAAAATATAAATATCTGTAATTTCGTAGATGATGTTTATTCAGATAGCTCTAATAGAGAAGTGACGGGGTAGGAAAAATGATGAAGTGCCCCCGCCTTGAATGCTATATGACCACAAATAAATTGATACTAACATACTATACAAGATGCCAAACAATTACATTTAACCCTTTAATTATATTTAATATTAAGAAACCATTAAACACCAGATATTATACTAGTTATACTATTAATAAATTACCACTATACTATTACACAATCATTATAATTAATTCTATTATCTTATAAAAATTATATAACCACACATTAATTAATACTAACATATCACTCCCATATCGCAAGTAATTACACTTAAACAGTTAATAGAAAATAATACCTAACAATTAATATAAACTACAATATAAATTCTAATATTTAAACCACAAATAAACTAACACTGAAATACTATTCTAATATAAAGATAATAACATTAATATAAGTAGATTAATAAACAATATATTTATATAATTAGAAGTAGTAATTCTAAACACAAAGATAATAAAACAATCATCAATAAAAGATCAATTAAAATTAATATCTCAAACTTTAATATATTTAATATATTTTATTTCAATTATACCATCTATTTAAACTATAGAATACATTTTATATCATTCTCCCGATAGGGGGCATCTACAATTAATAGCAAAGTTATAATTAATATCAGTAGAACCTCAACTAAAACATATAGTTTCAATAATAGTAATATCAATAGAATTATATATAATACTTTCAATAGTAAAACCTATAATAAAATATATAATAAAATATATAATACTTTCAATAGTTTAAAAAATTGTTAAAATTTTAAAAATATTTTTGTTAAAATTTTGTGAAATCTGTAAGATTTTATCAAAATTTTAACAAAGTTAATTAAAATAAAAAAAATCTTAACAAAATTTTGTAAAATCTGTTAAGATTTTTTGAAATTTTGTTAAGATTTTTTAAATACTTGCGAAGCAAGTATTAGTCTTTGCATACTTTTGAAAGTATATAGTTATGACCTTTATATTATAAATTGTATTTATTGTATTTATATGATGCTGATACAAAGATAATCTTGTCAAGAGGAAAAACCTAATTTTTTAACAGAAGATAACAATGTTGCTATATTTGTAACAAGAATTTAACTAGTTTTACAATTTTGAGAATCTTAAAAAATTGTTAATGATATTTCAGAAATTAAATAATCGGCTCTACTTAACATAGACGCTTGTTAAAAAATGTTAAGAAGTAAATATATTACTAGTTTGTATTGATTTATACATTATATATATGTATCTTTGTAAAGATGATAATCAAACAAACATAGTTATAACCAAAAAATTAAAGTTATGGAAATTAATTTAAACACATCAAACGAGGAAGAAACTATTATAGTTCCAAGTGAAGCTATAATTGTAGCAAAAGGAAGAGGTCTAATATCACAATTTGAAATATTTAATAAAGGTGATATTCCTAAAGTAGAATGGATACTTGAAGTTGTAGATGCAGGTAAAGAATGTAGAGCCTTATTTGATACTGATGGGAATCTATTAAAAGGTATTGTAGTTTTAGAAAATGGTAATATCTTTAAACATGTAGCAACTAATTCAACTAAAAGTTATAGCGCTCAAAGTAAATTTGCTAAACTAAAAGGAATGAGCTATAATAAACAATCTACTATAACAAGTCCTATTTTAATAGAAGAGACATTTTTAATACCTTATTATAATTATATGGGAATAATTAAAGATGGTAAAGTTAAGTTAGAAGGAGTTACAGTTTATGATCTACATAAAGTTACTAATCTTGATATTAATTAAATGGAACGTAATTACCACACCAACAATGCAATGAAATTAGCTGTTCAACAATTAAGTCGTATTCCAATAGAAGAGAATGATAAAGCATTTAGAAGATTTATGCAACATTATACAGATGATGAGAAACTAAAGATATTATGGAATATGACACAGCTAACAATTAAAGCTATTATATTTGGTATGCGAAGTGGATATAGTATGACGATACCTGGAATTGTTTGTTTTAAAGTAGAAAAGACTTCTAACTATATTCGTGAAATTAGACGTAAAATGAAATTTCTTGATAATGCTACAATAAAACAAATGATTTCAGAACGTCTTAAAAAAGTAACTATTTTACGTAAAAGATATATTCCAAATGAGTAAGTTTAAATGTCCTAAATGTAGTAAAGTTGTTGAATGTAATACTTGCGGAACTAAATATTGTCCTACTTGTAATACTACAATGAATGTAATAGGAAAACAGAAAGAACATATTGAAGGGTTTTGTACTAAATGTAATTTCGCTAGATATATTGCAACTATAAATGATAAAGTTGTTTATAATTGTGATAAAGCTAATATTCAAATAAAAGAAGTACTTAGTAATTGTATAGCATTATGAAATTATATTTTGACCCAATTCCACATAAATATGTTGATGATTTAGGATTTGATTATATATCAACTACTACACTGATTCATAAATATGTTCCTGAATTTAAAACTGACGATTTAGCAAGAGCTTGCGCTCGTATAGGTGCTAATCCAAATCATCCTAAATATGAAAAATATAAAGGTATGCAAGATTGGCAAATTAAAAAGATGTGGAAAACAGATGCAGAAGATGGCTGTCGTACTGGTAATTTTCATCATGATAAATTAGAAGATAATATTAATCTTTCTATGTTTGTTGAAAAGCCACCACAAATTAAAACAAGTAAAGGTACAAGTTTATTTACAATAGATGATATTTTAGATAATCCAAATTATGGTAGAGTTTCTATTGAAAAATTAAGAGAGTCTGAAATATATACTGAATATCCAGAAGTACATGAATTACTAGTATTATTAATAGGTAAAGGATTTTCAATATATGTTGAAATTGGATTATTTGATTTTGAGTTTAAAGTATCAGGTCTAGGAGATATTATTCCTATTAATTTAGAAACTAGAGAATTTTATGTTTTAGATTGGAAAACTAATAAAGTTCCTATTATTAAACGTGCTGGTTACTTTGATAAAGATAATCAACGTAACGTATTATTAGATAAATTTATTGCTAGTGATGAAAAATTATTAGCACCTCTGGCTCACTTACCAAATGCAAATTATTATACATACGGATTACAATTAAATACTTATCAAAGAATGATTGAACTTCGTAAGTTTAAATGTTGTGGAAGAATGATTATTCATATACGACATGAACGATATAGTTTAGAAGATGCTATTGCACGTAATAATATGAATTTGGTAGATAAACACGTAATTAACTTTGTTAAAATAGAGAATATGCAAAGAGAGGTAAATTATATGTTTGAACATAATAATAAAACTAAGTTACTAAATACTACGCCCGATTTATTTAATAGCATATACTAATGGAACAAAATTTTAACTTCAAAACAAAAGATTTAATATACCTTATTATATATATAACATTATTTAGTTTATGTATGTACTTATTGTATTTTAAACAACAACCAGTATTTGATTCTAATACAGAATTAAATAATCACATGAAAAGATTGGATAGTTTAACTATTAAACTTGAAAAACTAGAATTAAATAAAAAGCAATTAGATACAATTATTTATCATAAAGAAATACATAATGTATATGAACAGAAAGTATTTATGGATACACTTATTATTACTAATGATTCCATTGACAAGTTTATCTCAAGTTACATTAAGAAAAGACAATCTGAGTTATTCTTGTTACACACCAATTGAAAATAGAATAATAGGTTTAACTATTTTAGAAAAACTACAACAAGATACAATTATTGTATTATATAAATCTAAAATAGAAACATTGGATAGTATTAATATACTACAGAAAAGAAATATTAATATTCAAGATACTGTTATATTAAAACAAAATACTATAATTAAAAAACAAGAAAATACTTTTCAGAAAATGAAGTATTATAAGTATAGCACTTTTGGTTTAATTGGAATAGTAGTTTTAATACTCGCATTATAAATGTTTGATATATTTCAAGTACGAAGTAATAAGTTACAGATAACTCCTGAAATATTAACACTTCAACCATTTAGAGATTTATATGAAAGAGATGGTGATCTTGCAAAAAGAAATGCAATTGCAGAACTACTTTATGTATTCCATACAACTTCATATAAATCGGCGGGTGTTAAAAAAGGATATGAGGGTAGTACTTTACATAACTATGCAGTAAGTAATTCTGGTGTCACTAGTGAATTTAAAGTTGACAATCTTATTAAAGCTGCACAGGAATGTTATAAGACACACCAATATACACCAATTGATGAAGAACTATTAATATTAAATAAGATAGTTGTAACTCGTAATTCAGCATTAAATATATTAGCTGAAACTTTAAAAGTTAAATCTAAGTCTTTAGCTACTGATGAAAAAGAGTTTGAATCATTTTTTAATTTATCAGATAAAGTATCAACTTTTACTAGTAAGATAGAAAAAGATTTTGATATTATTCAAAAGCTACAAGAAAAGTTAAAACGAGAAGAAAATAAAATTGCAATGATTTATGGTAAAAAAGAATTTAAAGATTCTCTTGAAAGTGATGATGACTTAAAAGAATTTGAAAATGTCGACTAAACTATTACCTGCATATCATCCTGCCTATCACTTTTATGGATTTCCAAAAGAACTTGATGATATTGATGTTCCTTACATTCATTATTGTTTAATGGACAAATCAGAATATACCCCAGCTGCTACTAAGTATTTAGATGCAGATGGGGATTTTTTATTAAATGATAAAGAAGCACTATTAATGAATATTGATTTTGTATTTGTTAATGTACATGAATTTTGTGAAGTTGCTATGTTTTATGAAATACATAAAAGATATACAAATTATGATTTTAATTCTATTGAATATAAGAAGTTTTGGGGACGTGAAACTGCAAGACGTAAGAAAGGTTTAACTAGAAATTGTAAATTATTATTTAGTGATATTGAAGAATATATTAATCCTATTACACCTCCATGGCGTAAACGAGAATTACTTAAACCTATTCATATTACTGGTGATCATTATAACTATTTAAACTTTAGTAGAATACAACGTATTAAAACCCCTGAAGAATTTAAGTTTGAAATAGAACATAATATATCAAATGCTTATGTGAAATTAAAAGAAGGTTTTCCATTCTTTATTGATGGTGATTACTGGGATTTTAAAGTAGATGAGTTTTGTATATATAATAACTTTGATATTGCAAAAGCTAAAGCACGTCGTAAAGGTTATTCATTTAAAGAGGGAAGTAAAGGTGCTAATCGTGCAAATCTATATGAACAAACTAAATTATTATATTTAGCTTATGACGTAGGTTTTCTTACAGATGAAGGAGCAATTACTTCAATGCTTAAAACTGACTTAGATTGGTATGAAGAACATACACATTGGATTAGGAATTATATATCGAAAGATTTAGAAGAACTAATACTTGGTTATAAAGATTCTACTGGTAAAATTAATAAAGGTTGGGGTTCTGTTATATGGAGTGCTGGTTGTCAAAAGAATATTAAACAAGCAGTAGGTAAACAGGCAGTTCGTATTGTATATGAAGAAGCTGGAGCATTTAAAAATATATTAGATGTTATTGGAGTTACTAAATCAGTTAATGAAGTAGGAGCTATTAAAGTTGGGATGTCTGTATATTTTGGTACAGGTGGTACTAATGAAGCTGACTATATTCAATTTGCTTATATCTTTAATAATCCTGAAGCTAATAGTTGTATTCCACTTTGTAATATATATGATATTGATAGTGAGTTTCGTACTTGTGGTTTCTTTTACCCTCAAGTATTAGGTTTATTACCTTATGTTAAAGATGGTAATAGCCAACTTATTGACGCATTCTATTATGATAGAGAAGATAAGGCTGTTGCAAAAGGACATAAAACTTATAGTGAATATATAATATATCTTGGTCAAAGAGCTAACACACCAAGTGAAGCTTTTATTAGTAATATTGAAAATATATTTAGTTCACCTGAATTAAATGAACATATCAAACAAGTAGAAACTAATCCAGATTATAGATTTTGGAGAGATGGTTGGTATATTACAAATGATGATAGAACTAATAAAGATATTAATGTTAAGTTTGTAGATAAAAGTAAACTTTCAAATAAACGTTGGGAATTTATAGAAGATGTACCATTTAATATTAAAAAAGATGTTCATGGTTTAGTACGTGAGTACTTTCCTAGAATATTAGATAATAAAGGTGAACCTTTAAAGAATAGATATCTAGCAGTATATGACCCTGTTAAAATAGATAAAGATTTATCTACTTTAAAAAAGACTCATTCACTTGCTTCTATTCAAATTTGGGATAAGGTTACTGGTTATTTAGTTGCTGAATGGATTGGACGTTTTGCACTTAATGAAGATAATGATTTTTTATTTTTAAAATTTCTACTTTATTGGGGTGCAACTGGACTACCTGAGGTTAATGTTGGAGAAACAATTAAGAATTTTAAAACTTGGAATAAGTTAGGTTTAATTGAAAAAGATCCATCGAGTATTATAAGTAAAGGTAAACGAGACCCTAACGCTGGTTATGGTGTAGTTATACCAAATGGTGTAGCAGGTTTTAAATATTATGAATACTTGCAACAGTTTTTATATGAACGTGTCAATAGAGATGAAGATGGTAATCTTAGATATAGATTTCAAAATATATATAGTTTACCATTATTGAAAAGTGCACAAATATTTTCTTTAGATATAAACTTAGATAGTTTAGCTTCTGCACGTTTAGCAGGAGTATATTTTAAATCAATCGGTCTAAAAGAAACAAATAACAAAGTAGTTAAAGAACGAATGAATGAACGATTAAAAAAATGTAGATGAAAAAAGAAGTACATTCACCAAAAGATGAAGTATCTTTTAATACTAAAAGTACTCCTGATTGGTATGAAAACTTTATTGATTATTATATTGATAGAGCTTTGAATGCAGACGGTCAACGTAAAGCTATTATAGAAGAACAGTATAGTTATGTATCACATGATATTAGTGATAGTAAATATAAAGAAGTAATAAATAGTTTACAAGCAGATTTAACTCCTGAAAAACTAAAAGAATTTAAAGTTGTAAAACAAGAATTTAATTTGGTATTACGAATAGTTAAAAAGTATGTAGGTGAATATATTACACGTTATTCTAATTTTCAAGTATATACAGAAGATGGTGATGCAGTTGGAACTAGAAATGGTTTAATTGCAGCAAAGGTTATGGACGTTGCATTTCAAAAATTTGTTAATGGTTTAAATGAACAAGGTGTTCCTACTGGAATGCCATCTGAAGAGTTACCGGATATTAATGAAATAATTAAAGAAGAAACTCAAAAGTTTATAGATGAGAAAGCTATTAAAGCCAAACATCGAATTGAACTACTTAAAAAATTATGTGATTTTACTTATAAGTTATCACAGTTAGCTTATTTCTATGTTGTTACAGATAATATTTGTACTTATCTATATAATTTAGAGAATGATACATTTTTTGATATTGTACCACCTCATGAATTATATTGTCTTACAAGTACTACTGGGTTTATTGAAGATAGTCCTGTTGTAGTTCGTAAATATAGAATGAGATTACATGATATACTTGAACAACATGGTAATTTAATGACACTTAATACAAAAAAACAACTTAAAGAATTAGTATATTTATATGAAACTACAAGTGGTGAATTTAATGGTACAATTGATATTAGTCAACATCCGGGTATTATAAGTAATAGATTAGAATCGTTACGTCAAACACATTTTGAATTTACAGACAATCATTTAGAAACAGATGTTTATCATTTACAAGCAGTATCAAAAAAGAAAATAGGAAAACTAACTTATCTTAATTTAGAAATAAATAAAGTTGAAGAAAAAGAAGTATCTGAAGATTATATTTTTGATTCAGCTTTTGGAGATATAGAAATTAAATGGTCGTTTATTGATTGTTTCTATGAAGGTTGGAGATTTGGAAATGACACTAATTTAGCCGTATATACTAAAGTTAAAGAATTAGATGTTCAACGTGAACATTTAAGTATTAAGAGTTTCTTAAAAAATTCATATTATGGAACGACTAATATTCTACCTGTATTACCTTTAAAACCTTTACCGGGTCGTATAGTTAATTATCAAATAGAGTATGAAATTATAAGACTTAAAAGAAAGCAAATCATTGCTAAATTTAAACCTTATCTTCAATATCTACCCGAATCTATACTTAGCGATTCAGCTGAATTTACATTAGAAGAAAGATTTAGCAAAATGGTATCCGATGATATGTTAATATTAAATGATACGGATTTAAGTCAACAAGCAGTTACTGCACTTCAAATGAGTTTTAGAAGCACAGTTGAAAAGTATCTTGATTCATTAACTAATATAATGAAAAGTATTGAAATGGAAGCTTTAGATGAAGCTGAAATGAATCCTGTTCGTTATGGTAATGCTAGTCCTTATATGTCTAGTGAATTAGCCAATAAACAAGAGAACTATGCAACAATCGGTAATGTGTTAGCAATTAATACATATTCTCAAGTAATAGTTAATATACTTGAAGCTATGATTGATTATACCAAAATTGCATGGATTGATGGTAGACGTGGAGTTATTCAAACTCCTGATGGTAAATTGGTAGAAGTTGTAGTTGATGGTATTGAAAACTTTAATGACAATGTTGGTATTTTTATTAAAGATGTTGCCGGTGAAACACAAAAACTACAACAAGTAAAACAGATGGCTTTATCTGCATCACAAAATGGAGATATTGAATCAATGACAGAATTAATAGTTAATGATGATTTATTATCTATTAAAGAAAAGGTAAAAGAATTTACACAAAAGAATCGTGAATTTCAATTACAATTAGAGGGAATTAAAAAAGAAGCAGAAGAAATTAAAAGAACGGCACAAGCTGAAAAATATAAAGCTGAACGTGAAAATCTATTAATTAAAGAAGATGCTGAAACAAAACGTCAGGATAGTAGAAATCAAGTTGATTTAATTATAAATGGTGTAAGTACTATGTTAAATAACTCAAATGATGGAAGTGAACAACAACAGAATGATTTAGATTTTAAGAAACGACAACATAATGATAATATGAGGTTAAAAGAAGAAACACTTAGAACTAATGAAAGAATTGCAAATGCAAATAAGAATTAGATATTACTTCATACTACTTCATATACTATTGTTAAATGATATTCTTCTATATTCTCCCGATAGGGGATCATGAACGAAATACGTTAAGTAACATACAAAACTAAATAAGGTAGTGATAAATTATAAGACAATAAACCAATTAATATTACTTTTATGGGACTAATCATTAAGACCCCTGACCCTGCACAAGAGGGTATAAGTGGGGATGATAATAATGGAATAGTTATTCCACCAGCAAATGCTGATGATAAATCAAAACAACCTATTAATAATCCACCGATTAATAATGAACCATCGAAAGATCCACCAAAGGAGCCAGTTGTTCCGCCAGTTGTTCCACCAGTTGTTCCTCCTGTAGATGACATTAAACTTCCAGCTAATCCTGATAGTTCAAATGTTGAAACTATTGTTGAAATCGAAGGGGTAGAATACAACTTAGATAAAGATGGTAATGCTACTAAAGATGGCAAAATTATTTATACTAAAGATCAATTAGAAGATGATGAGGAATCAGTAATTTCTATTATTCAAGAGAATACAGGACTTATCATTACAGGTGACGATGGTCAACCTTTAACATTTACTGATGATGCAGAAGGTTTAATAGCTCGTGAAAAAGCAGTTATTAATACTGTTAAACGTCAGACAGAAAAACAAGTACTTGAGAATTTCTATAATGCTAATCCTGAAATTGAAAGCATTTTGAATTATAAGAAATTAAATGGTTCTATTAAAGATTACAACTTTAAAACTAATTATTCAGCTGTTAAATTTATTGATGGTAACGTTGATAATCATAAACAGTTAGTTACTGAAGAGTTACGTTATAAAGGATTAACAGATGAAGATATTGATATGACTATTAACGCATTAATTGCTAGTAATAAACTAGGCGATCGTGCTAAGAATAGTGAATCATTTCTTAAAACTATTGAAGGTCAAGAACGAGAAGAAGTTAAAAAAGAATTACAACGTCGTCAAGAACTTCAAAGACAAACAATTGAAAAAGAATATGGAGTTACAATTAATGCAAATAAAGAAGTTATACCTCTTAATATAAGTGGTTCTATTTATGATTTAATTGTATCTAAAGGAAAGATTGGAGAATATGTAATACCTGAAACTGGTGTTACTGTTACACAAGGTGGAGTGCAAAAAGTACTAACTCGTTTAGACCTTTTTAATTATGTAGCACTTGCAAAAGAGAATGGTTTGAGTCAAGCTCAAATAGATGATATGAAATATAATGAAAATGTTGAAAATCGTCTCATGAGGTATCTTTCTAATATATTAAGAAGTAATATTACTTCAAATAAAATTATTAAAAAGGTAAAAGCAACTAGTTCTACCAGTTATAGTGGTAAAGCTACGGGAACAAAAAGATTAAAATTAAATTATAACGTACAATAGATATGAGAATAATTAAACAAACAGGTTATGATAATAACCTTTATACAGATGAAAATACACTGTATCGTAGTGATTTGTTATCACCAGTTCAACTTACACAATCTTTAACTTATTTAGGTGGTAAAGATAAAAACTTATTTCCTATTCTTTCTGCAACTCAAGGATTAGGTAAAATTGTTTCAAAGAAACCTAAGAAATTAAATGATACAGAGTATACATGGCCGATCATGGGTCGTATTAAACTTACTTCACGTTTAGTTAGAGTTGAAACTTCTGGTAGTCGTATTGGTTTAAGTGGTAAAGTAAGATTAGTATTTGATGATGCTACTTTTATTCATCAATACCATATTCTTACACCAAGTGGTAATAAACAATTAAGACTTGAGAGTGAAGGAAAAAGAGTAAGTGGAGGATTTGAATATGTTGCAACTATGGCTACACCTGGTGCTTATCTTGAAGCAGCTGATTTAGTTATAGGTAAAGCTTGGGGTTTAAATGCACCATCTGTTGCTGCAAGTAAATCTATTGGAAATAGAAGTAATCGTATCACTCCTGGTGAACTTACTAACCAATTTGGATTTATGCGTTTTTCGCAAAATATTGCTGGTAATGTTGCTAACAAGGTTGTTGAATTTGAATTTGATGTTGAAGGTGGTGGTAAGTCTAATCACTGGATGCCATTGGAGATGTATCAATTTGAACTACAAAAGAATATTATGTCAGAACAAGATCTTTGGTTATCTGAATATAATAGAGATGAGAACGGAGTTATTACATTGATTGATGAAGAAACAGGTGAACCTATTCCAAAAGGTGCTGGTATCAGACAAACTTTACGTGATATGGGATACTATGATCAATATGCTTATCTTTCTACTCGTTACTTTGATGAAATCTTAAATATGATTTCTGACAATGATAATAAGTTAAAAACTGGTAATATTGTTGTTTATGGTGGTGCTGGCGCAAAACGTGAGTTTCATCAAATGATGTATCGTGAATCTGTTAACGGTAATCTTACATATAAATTATCAGATGTAATGATTGAATCTACTGGTACAGGTTTAACTTATGGTAAATACTTTGTTCAATATCGTGATATTAATGGTAGAATTATATCATTTGTTGAAACTGATTTGTTTAATAAAGGTTCACTTGCTGAACAACAAAAACAAAACGGTGATGTTATTGACGGTTTACCATTAGTTTCTTATACTATGGCTTTCTTGAACTTGGGTTCTAATACTGATGGTGAAGATAATATTACATTAGTTGCAGAAGAAGGTCGTGAAGTAATTCGTAATATCTACAAAGGTATGTCTCCACTTCCAAAAGAATGGGGTGCAGTTGGTGAAGGTAATATTATTTCAGATGTTCGTGATATTGCATCATACGAAATTATGGAATCTAAAGGTATCAATATCCTTGATGCTTCTACTTGCTTCTACTTAGAAAGAGCTATCTAATCTTTAAATTTAAAATAACAAATAAATAATATAATATATGTTAGTTAAAAATGAAAAAATTACTGTATTTCCTAAACCAGGTCTTACATATTTTCAGAATGTAAATAAGAAAACACTTAATAGTATATTTGGCGGAATAAACATTAGAGTAAGTAAGTATTTATCAGCTATTAATAATATGACAGCTAGACATACATTAAATACTATGTTACTTCGTCAAATATTAGGAGTTAATCCTGATTCACATAATATTAATTGGGATGAACTAGTACGAATGTGGTGGAGTAATATATCAATTAATATTTCAGAAATTGGTTATAATATGGAAGTAGGTTTAACTTACGATATTAATGACCCTCAACGTAAACAATATATCAGTAAATTACCTAATTGTGATACTGATGAGAAGTTAATTGCTTATGTTGAAAAACATATACCAATTGAAGAACGTTTTAAATATGGTACACCTATTGAGACTTTACAATATTTGCAATATCTTTATTTATTAATACATAGAGAAGTAGCAAATGATATTAAAGATATAGATAAATCTACAAATATTAAAATGTATATTCATACTGATGAATCAGCTAAACGTAATGAAGCTGAGATTGCATCTTTACATCTTGAAGTTTCTGCATTAATTACAGAAATTAGTAAAGACCCAAATAAAGTAAGGCAAGCGTTAATTGCGCATAACTTATTGGATGGCGTTAAAACTATCACTATATTACCTGATAAGAATAGTAATATTATTGCACTTACTACACTAGCTATGAATCAACCTAAGTTATTTAAATTGTTATTGAAAGATTCTAAACTTGCAGAAAAAGCATTTATTGGTGAATTATTAAATAATAATATTGTAACTAGATTGATGGGTAGTGATACAATTGTTTTAGGAACAGATATTAATATCATTTTAGGTAGTAGTGTTGACGATGTAATTAATTATTTTATTGACCCTAAAAACTCTGAAATGAAGAGTAGTATTACTAAACAATTAAATGCAATTAAAGCAAGTTCAATTAAAGTAGTAACTAATCCTGAATAATAAATGATACCAGTAGTGGATCTTCATTTACGATTAGATATTAGCTACTCTAATTTGAATAGTAATAAAAAATTAGATGTACTCCCTGAAGTAAAAGATATGATATTAAATAGTGCGGTTAATGAATTTATAAATACTATACTTACGCCTGTCAAGAACCCTGAGAGATTGGGCTTTGAAAGTACAGAAGTTATATATTCTAAACTCCAACGTTTAATATCAGATAAAGAACAAACTGTTTTTATAGGACATCCAAAAAAAGGAATTATAGGTAATAAAATAGGTTATATGTTTGATAATGAAATTAAACAAAGTAAGATAGTTGCTGATTATTTAGATGAACCTTTTTTTGGATATACTTTTGTGCCATCTAATCAATTAGATGTAATTAAATTAATGTTACGATATAAAGGTAGTTCTTGTAATCAAGTTGTTGATTCAACTAGTACTGTTACAGAAGGGTATTCAGTTGTACCGTTATCTGATATAACAAGTACAAATTATTTAAGTTATACAACTGCACAAGGTACTATTATACCAATGGTTCCAAAGAATTTAAGTTATATATCTAGTTATAGTGATGATTATAAATTCATATATATTAAACATGTATTAGGATTTTATCGTTCACCTTATATATTAGGTAGTCCTTTTAGATTAGAAATAGGTTATGAACGTTTAGATGGTGTTTATGCAAAAGATAGTTTTATAATTAAAGAAAATACAACTAAATATCTAAGTGGTAGTGAAGTTGGAAGTATTGAATTAAGGAAATTATCAGATGATACAGTAATTAGTACCTATTTAAAACAACTATTAGTATTTACCAAACCTGTAACAACTGGTAATACATTTATAACTAAAGGTGGACTATTTAGTAATAAAACTATTATAGATATATCTAAGAATTATTATTATAATAAAAATAAAATAGAAGAGGTGCCTATTGCATTAAGAAATAATTTATATTTAATAAGCAATATTACACCACAATATCTACCATCTAGTCTTATTGTTACTTATATAAGAAAACCTATTTTAATAGATTCTTATTTAGATCAAGGTTTAGAACTAGAAGAAGATGTAGATTCAATTGTTGCCATTGCGGCTAGGCTTATGACGGCTTATACTAGCAATTCGGCATCATATCAAATTTCAAATGTAGAACAATTAAAAACTTAAAAAATGAATAGAGTATTTATTTTAGATAATTATGGTGTTAAAGCCGCTACTGGAAATCTTTTACAAAATAATGATTTAACATTAGCTGCAAATGCACTTGCCGATAAAAACTTAGTATTTACAGATAGGGATTGTAATGTTGTAATTGACGGTGATCCTTATACTGAAGCTGGAGGTTTTGGTATTATGTATGTTAATGATGGTGCAATCGAATGTATCCCGGATATTAGAAATGTACATCTTGAAACTAAACCAGTTGTTGCAGCTGTTGCTAAAGTTGCAGCTTTCACATTAGGTGGATTAAATAAAGCACTTGCTTATGGAGATCAAATCTTTTTACAATATCATGATCTTTCATTAGATCCTTATGATACAGATAGAACTATTTTGTTTCCTTATACTTTAACTACTTTAGATGATTTAACTACTGCAGCTAATGCTACTTATTGGTTAAAAAGATTAATAGCTGCTTGGAATGCTAAACATTCTGCAATTGCTACATTGGCATATACAAGTGCTTATGTATTTACTGCAACTGCAACTGTAGCTGGTATTGATTTCAGATTTTCATCTGGAGGTGTATTTCCAACTTGTACTGAATCTATTACTACACAAGTTGTATTTTCTCAAGGTAGTGCTGAATTAATGCAAAAATTATACAAAGAGTATAATTCCGTTCGTGGTGATTATAATGGACATACTAGACAAAACACTACAATGTTTACTCAAAATAATCCTATTAATACCACAAAATCTTATACTGAATATGTTTTAACTTTTGATAAGATGACTAATACTCATCCGCTTGGAAGTAAAACTTCTCCAGTTACAAGAACAATTCATATTTGTATTGTTTCTAATGCTAGTAATGCAGCAGCTATGAAAACAGTACTTGATTTAATTTGTTTAAAATAATTAAATAAAGCTCGTGACCTAGAAATAGCTCACGAGCTTTTTTATTTTATGGAAAATTTATTAGTAACTAGAACAAATTGTAATAGTTTTATTTTTACATATTCTGATAGCTATACTGATTTACTAGTAGATATATATGAAATATCACTAGTTGACAATTGGAATGGTAATTTTATAGGATTACCATTATACACAACTTTTATAATACCTCATATTGAATTGCCGAGTGTTGTACCAATTGTAACAAGTTTAAGTTTACCGAGTGATAAGATATATGTGTTTAAATATACTAAGAGTGGAATTACACCTAGCATTATATGGAATGTACCAACTAGAGATGAACTTGAATTAATAAGAACTAATCTTTATTTAGAAGGTTTAGGTAATTTTAGTAATCATTTTGATTATTTTAGTTCAAGTGAAGTTTTAGATGGTAATAATTTAAAATGTTATGTTTTAAATTTAAGTAGTGGTGTTTGGACAGAAGAATATAAAACTAGATATTTAGGAGAAACTGACCCCTATATATATATGCATTATATAAGAGGTATTCGTGATTTTATTAGTATTGGAGATACACCATTATATGAAGTTGGTGATATTACTTCTACTGGATATATATTTCAAGTAATTAATAATAATAACGGCAGTTTTACTTATTATGAGTGTAGGTTAACTGATGGATTGCCAAATAGTAGATGGTGGGAACATAATGGAACTATACCGTTAAATCTAAATGTTGGCACAAGTACTGAATTTGGGGAAGGTAAAAATAATCAAGAATTAATACATAATTATTGTATTGCGAATGATACTACTTCTTTGATTGATTTAATTTCTACCTTGAATGTAAATGGTACAGAGTTTACAATTACAGAATATTCATTGTACACTATATTTTGTGATTTAATTCAATGTAGATTGAATATTATTAAACGGGTATTAGGTGAATTGGATAATTGTAAAGAAGAATGTGATTGTATTAATGTTTATGATTTTAATGCGTTTAATGCAATATATGAATCAATACTAAATCTATATGAAGATTTATTTAGTATTTTAAATATTAATGTAACAAATAGTATAATATCTGCAAGTGAGTTAGATAAACTTACAACACTTGATATTTTATTACAGCAATATAAAAAGTATTGTATTGAATGTAAAACACCTTGTAAAAATTGTTAATATGTTTTTAGATATAGTTTCTACAAGTAATCCTACATTTACAACTACAGCAAAAATACAACATTTAATTGACTTAAAGATTCAATTAACTAATCAATATAGAACTCAACTTGAATCTCAATATTTAGCTATCGCAAAAGATGAAAAATATAAAGGCTTTAGTACTAGATGGAGAACTATAATTGATTTACAAGTTGCTATTGCTTATGCTGAATGTATGTTTGATTATCAATATTTTCAATTAGATGTTGATAGAGAATTAACAACGTATCCTATTTATAATACATTTGATGTAGATTTATTATTTAATAAATATATTGATAGTTATGTAGATATTGTTGCGTTATTGAAGTTATATGGATTTGATATTTTAAATAAAACAGTTAATTATACATTAATAACTTAATAAATGGATAATAATAATAATAAACCTCCTGTAACAAAAGAATTGTTATGGGTACGTAATCTTCCAGATGTTGTTATTGAGACACAAGTGATTTATATATTACTTGAAGCTCATACAGATATAGATATACGTCAAACATTATATTCGATGTGGACTTATGATAATAGTTGGCATCCTTTAAACAGTATGTTTGATACTGCTATTATAATTACACAAAATGATTATGATCTTTTAGTTATAAATAATTTATTGGTGCCTGGTCAACAGTATATCATCAGTGATATGACATTTACATATAATATAGGTGGAACTAGTATAGCTGATACATATACAGAATCTTTACTAGTAACTGCATTAACAACTGATACATTGTTACCTATTGCATATTCACCACAACACCCTAATGAATATGTTGAAGTTGATTGGTCTATACCAGCTATTACATTTAGACATGATTTATTATTAAATAATCATATTGGTTATGACTATCGTAATAAATTAAATAGACGTTATACGTTTAATATTAGAACTTTATTTGTACCCAATGTTGCTTTTGATGATTGGTGTTTACCAAGTATTAATGCTTTAATGGCTATAAAAACTCATTTATATGATGAAACATTGGGTAATTTAATAGACGGTACGTATCTGAGTTCTACTGAAACTGATGCTACTCAATGTAAAGTATTAACAATGAGTACAGGTGTTACATCTGATGTACTTAAAACGGATAATACATCTTTGCTTAGACCTATTAGATCATTCACATATATCGAAGCTGTACCTTATTATTCAGTTGGTGATTTGGGTCCAGCTGGTGGTTATATATTTGCAATAATAGATAACCTAAATGGTAGTTTTACATATTATGAAGTATCTAATGTTAGTTTAACATCAAATCATTATAGCTTAGTCGCTATTGCAATTGGTACAACCCTTAGTAGTATTGAATCATCGTTAGATAATACATTAGTTATTATGAATCAAGTTGGGTTTACTACAGGAGCTGCACAAGATACTATAAATTATTTATTAAATAGTAATCCTTATTCGATAGGTGATGTGGTAAGTAATATAACAGATGATATTTATATTGCACTAAAAGATAATTTATCTACAACACTAACCGACGGCAATTGGTATAAACTTCCATTTAAAAATAATACATATTCTAGTAGTGGTGAAACAGATACAATTGTTATATATGGTATACCTTATGTTATATCTTCAGATGTAAATGATTATGTAGATGTATTAACTTTTCTTGGTAGTGTAGAAGATGTTACTACAGGCTCTGATTTCCTCAATAATGTATTTCAAGGTGATATTGAAATGTGTAAATTTGGAGAAAATAATAGTTATATTACAAGCGGTGAATGTGCAAATGTTATAGTTGGTGATTATAATTCTTATTGGTGGATTAATAATTTAGATAATGTTAAAATAGGTAATTTGAATTTTAATTTCTATTTTGATACTATTGAAAATATTAATATTGGTAACGATAATACAGTTATAGCTTTACCTGTAGGTACACACGATGTAAATATTGATAATAGCATTGATGAATTAATTTCAAGTAATACTATAATTAATACCATATTTGAATCAAATATTGTTTATTTTATTAATACTGTTAGGGTTGACGAATTACATGTTAAAACTAATATAAATTTATCTAATCTTACAACTGAAGTTTTAACATTGTTACCTTTAGGTTTTCGTAAAACAATAGAGAACATGTATCATCCTACAGAAGATGTAAAACCAATGTTATATTATTATGATGCAGATAGTAGTTTGCCGATTTTAGTAGAAATTCAACAAGGAAATTAATATGAAAACACTAATAAAACATATAAAACAAATACAACCTTTAACTTTACCTTTAGAAGGTGAAGTATTTCAATGGGTTGGATTAAATGGTATATTATATCAAATGGATGATACAGGTCTTGTTACTATTGTAAATGATAATAGACTTCCTGTATATGGCGTAGTAGCTCCAAGTGTACTTGATAATATTGCAGCTGGTTATCCTTTAGGTATATTTTGGCAAAATACAACTAATGGTTATTTATATAATCATATATTAGATGGAGTTTGGAAACGTGAATTAGATACGAGAATTGAATGGGATGATATACTACCTTCCACTAATTGGGGTGTAGCTTTAGGGAGTGCAGCTCCAGATATAGTTACTCCTACAATTGCAGGTCAACAATTAACTTATTATGGTTTTGATGGAAATAGTACAGAAGAAAGATTAAGTAGTAATTTTGAAATATTACATAATACTGATATTGCAAGTTTAAATGATGGAGTTGTAGCTTTAGAGATTCATATTCATGGTAGACCTTCTAGTAATAATTCGGGTGAAGTTAAAATCTTTTTTGATTTAATATATTCTCCTGTAAATAGAACACCTGAAGTTTGGACTACGGTTTCAGTAATTATTCCAATTGCAGTAAATCAACAATATATGCATAAAATTCAAGGTGTATCATTAACTATACCACCTTCAACTTATAATATTGGAGATTTAATAGGTGTACGAGTAAGAAGAACACCAACTGATCCAGAAGATACATACCCTAATGATTGGTTATTTGATCAATGCGCTTTGCACGCCCCTATTGATACTAAAGGGTCAAGAACAAAGTATGATAAATATTAAATTTAATTTTTATTATATTAACTGATGTATAGTACTTATTATTCAGTAGATAGTTTACCACAAGCAGAAATTGATTTAGACGGGGTTTATCATTTATTGAAAGATGATTTTTTTAGACCAGCTGGCACTGATTGGAGTTATTCAAGTAGTGTTGGTTGGTTTGAAAATAAAGTTAATAAACCTTTAGCTAGTGGTGGATTATTCCCATTACCATTAGTTGCAGACAAATATTTAAAAGTTAATAGTAGTGGTACAGCGTATGAATTTGTAGATGCACCTACTGGCAGTAGTACTGTTATTGATTGTATTATATCTAGTAGTAGTTGGAGTGGAACTACTCAAAGTATTACTGCAACTGGCGTAACTGTAACAAATGAAGTTTGGTGGGATGCTTCAACTTTAGCCGATAATATACTTGCAGGTAAAGCTAATTTATTTTGTTCGGCTCAAGGAATAGATAGTTTAACTTTTCAATGTATAACAGTACCAACTAGTGATATAAATATTAAAGTTACAATACGATGATACACAATCCAAAAATTTATAATAATAATGATAGTGATAACGAACCATATGCAGTAGCAGAAGAATGGGTTCGCCCAGTTGATTGGATTCCTATACCTGAAATATCAACCGGTGAACAAGTAATATATTGTCTTATGGCGGTGGTTGAAGAAGAATTAAACTATTGTGCATTTACAATATCGGGAAATTACACAGTAGATTGGGGTGACGGTGCAGTAGAAAATGTTACAAGCAACACACAAGCGCAACATATTTACGATTACACAACAGTTGGTAATGATTGCAGTAGAGGATATAGACAAGCACTTATAAAAATTACTCCACAAGCAGGACAAAATATAACATATATTGATTTTAGAAAACGTCATACAGCACTTCCAGCAGTTGTATTTAATACTAAATTTTTAGATATTGTTATAAATACGCCAAATGTTGTAGGTAGTAATCTTTATATCAATAGTTCGACATCTCCTTCTTATTTGAGAATGGTTGAAAGAGTATCAATTAGAGAAACAGGTGTAATTACTAGTTGTGCAGAAATGTTTTATTATTGTATTAATTTATTACAAGTAGATTCCTTTTCTGTAGGTGGTACTAATTTTGGAACAATGTTTGGCGGTTGTTATAAAATCCAAAAACTTCCTATGTTGAATTTGAGCACTGCTACCTCAATATCTGCATTTGCTTTCTCTTGCTATTCTTTAATTGAAGTACCTCTATATGATACCTCTAATGTAACTACTATTGCTCAATCATTTTATCAATGTTTCAGTTTAGAAAGAATACCCAATTTTAATTTAGAAAAAGTTACTAATTTAACAATAGCTTTCTTACAGTGTTATAAATTAAGAGGTACTATAAATCTTAATTTACCGTTAGCTGGTAATTTAACTCAAACATTTAGTAATTGTACTAAAATTAAAAATGTAAATTTAATAACTTCTCTAAGTTTAACATCGTTACAAGGAACTTTTATTAATTGTTATAAATTAGAAAAAGTAACAATTAGTAATACATCTAATGTAACGAATGCAGGGGATTTATTTAGTAATTGCGTCAATTTACAAAAACTTCCTGAAATGGACGTACGTAAAGTTCAACAAGCAAATTGTATGTTTAGATATTGTGAGCAATTTACTGATTTTTCTCAATATAATTTTAGAGATTTAGCATCAACTTATTATATGTTTGCAAATTGTTATAATGTTAAAAAACTTCCTGACATTAATTCAACTACTATAACGAATAGTAGTTCTATGTTAACAACTTGTTATTCTCTTACAGACGCTAGTAATATTTTAGTAAAAGGAACATTGGTTAGTGCATTTGAAGGTTGTTACACTTTACAAAAGATAGCTCCAATTGATTGTACAGGGGTAACATCTCTGCAACAAACATTTAATAATTGCAATCTTTTAGAAGAAATTGAATTAACAAATTGTGATTCAATAGCAGGCACTAATTGTACTTATTATACTTTTAATCAATGTCTTTTGTTACGAAAATTAACAGCACAAGGATTAAAAGTGACATTTTCAGTTGCTAACTGTTCACTAGATGCAACTGCATTAAATGAATTATTCACAAGCTTAGGAACGCCAGCGACCACTCAAATAGTTACAGTTAAAGGTAATCCAGGTGCATCAACTTGTGATACATCAATTGCAACAGCAAAAAACTGGACAGTAGTAATAATATAAAAGATAAAGATATGAAAGAATTAATAGCACAAGAAGGATTTGTATATGCACTAAAAAGTGATAATACAATACAAGGAAAGATAATTGCATTAGGAATTAATGATAATACAGATAATTGGGAATTAATAGAAGAAGTTATAATTAATAATGAAACAATAATTGAAATAATATAAAATATGGCAAAGAACTTAAAGATTTTATTAGATGCTGCACATGGTGCAAATATTGCAGGAAAACGTAGTCCTGATAATCAGCATATTGAATATGTATGGTCAAGAAAAATAATAGATTTAATTAAACCTTTATTGGAAAAAGAAGGATATGAAGCTATTAAACTTATACCAGAAGATATAGATCCAGCTGATCATATTAAACGAATAAATAAGAATACAACTCAACCTAGAACTTTACTTATTAGTTTTCATAATAATGCTGCAGGTTTAGGTACAAGTTGGTTAAATGCTAGGGGGTATGAAGTATGGACTTCTAAAGGACAAACAAATAGTGATAAATTTGCTGAAATATTATTTGGTGAATTGAAATTAGAATTTCCTGGTATTACTGCTAGATATGATACTACAGATGGGGATAAAGATAAAGAAGCAGGTTTTAATGTATTAGTACAAAAACCTATGGCTGTATTAATTGAATGGTTATTTCAGGATAATCGTTTAGATGTTAAATTACTACAAGATGATGAAGTCAATCTTGCATTTTGTGAATGTGTAATAAAAGCAATAAATAAGTTCAATGAAACATATAATTAATATGGAACAGTTTTTTAATTTTATTACAGATGGTATTAAAACAAGTATTACTTCAATAAGTAGTATTTCTTTTGGACTTTTACTAGATAGTACTTCTTCAAATAATGTTATAGTAGATTTTACAACTAAAATGCTACAAAATATATCATTAACTCTAGGTAGTATCGTTGCGTTATTTGCAATCATTAATGGTGTATTTACACTATGCGATAATATAACAAAACGATTAAATAAACGTAAATTAAAAAAACAACGAGACTGTAAACTAAAATCTAAATAAAATGGAATTTGCAATTAAAGATTATGTAGATTTGTATTATATACTTACTACTACAATGCTAACATATTTAATATTATTAGTTATAATTAATACAAGTAAACGAGGAGTTAAAATAGCAGTTTCTTTGTTTTCAGGTATTTTAATTGGATTAATTTTTTATTATGTTAAACTTACAACAGTGAATGTATTAATTACTTCATTCTTTGCATCAATTGTATTATACGAATGGTTGATAAAAAAGATATTAGATGTTTTTAACATTAATACTAATAATGATACTGGTATTAAATTATAATTTATGACTATAAATCAATCTGCCGATTATGTTATTAATACTTTAAGACAACCTGCAAATCATGAATTGAAAGAACGGGTAAAGGATAGTATTAGAAATAAAGGCGCAATGTATTTATATCAACGTAGTAAACAAGGTGAATCTACTGACGGATTAACATTAAATTTTCAAATGGGTTTAGTGCCATATAATGAAGTAGATCCTTGTTTACCTGCGGATGATTGTTCTTGGTTAAGAACAGATGGAATTATTCAAGATTTAATACCACTTAGAATAGGTGCACCTTTTCACAATGTGTTTGGAGGAAATGGTATGCCTTATACTTTTATAACTAGGAGTCAGTATTTACACGTTAGATTTCTTAGAACTTCTAAAGGTCAATTATTCTATATGTGGGAGAATAATCATATAGTTATTCCTAATAATAAAAAATTAGAAAGAATTGGTATTCAAACTATATTATTAGATCCTAGTGCAATTAGATCTACTTGTGATGAAAGTTGCTATACAGATGATATGGTTTTGCCATTACCAAAAGATATATTAGATTATATATTAAATCAAGTAATTGCAGAACAATTAAATTACAGTAAAGGCATTATACCAGATAAAGAAGTAGAAATAAATGAAAAATAACTTAAGTAGTGTTTTTCATAGATATATAAACCATGAGATAGATAAGCATGAAACTAAGATATTGGATAATGAATTAGTTATGGCGAATCTATTCTCAATGGTTTATGATATGAGATACACAGAAGATTTCAATGTAAATAGAATTATTCCGAAACACATGAGAGATGTTAAGGCTTATCCTAAATTATATACAAAAGAAGAGATTGATGATTTACCAATTTCAGATAATTTAAAAGGTTATATGAAAACTATTATTACGTATCAACTACATAATATAGCTCTAAAACATCAAGTTAAATCTTTAAGTTTCTATTTAAGCTTTAGCAAATCAACCTACTTTGCTATAATGCAGGTCATATGGGTCAACCTCGCTAAAATCATTCTAAACGGTTTTAGCTTAAATCTCGGTTTCGGTTTAGGCACAATTTCGTTAATTTGGGCAAGACCTAAAGATGGTAAAGTTGTAGATTGGTTTAAATCTATGGAAAAGAAACAAGAGATTATTGAACGTGGAGGAATACCTTATTATAAATATGACGAAGAAGTTTCAATTAGTGAAGGTATGGAATATAGAGGTGAACAATGGATTATTAGAAAAGATTGTGAATTGAAACTATATCTAAAATGGTCACGACACAAAAGAATATTTTATGAAAAAGTTGATTATAGAACTTTTAGAGCTAGAGTAATTACAACTATTACTTCTGAGAATCGAAGAGTTAGTGACTTTTTTCATAAAAGTAGTACATATATTATGAATACAACTAAATTAGATATATTGCGTAAAGCATATGTTCTAATGGAACTAGATAAAACTTATTATTTAAAATTTAGAAACGTTATGGAAGAACGAGAGTTGTTTCTAACAAAACAAAATAAAGTAGAATGACATATAATTTTAAATCTTGTCGTAGTGTTATTTATCGAGGCTTTGATATGTTTAATATTGAAGGTTCTGAATGGGAGTCTCGTGCCCCCGAATGGATAGCAAATGGACTACTGGAGTTAACTACTCCTAAAAAATTAAAAGAAGTAACAGAAACATATACAACTGAAGATTATAGAATACAAATTCCATGTAATTTAAAATTACTACAAGGAATTACATACAAGGGTATTAGATTAAATAGAAGTACTAAACATACAAGTATTAGAAGGGAAGATAAAAAGATTATCGATGAATATACAGTTACAGATAACGGTTGGATATATTTTGATGGTATTGAAAATGATGATATTGAGATAACTTATAAATATCTACCAATGGTATGGGATAGTGAAATAAATAGAATGTTACCATTAATTCCAGATAATGAAGAAGTTGAACAAGCATTAGTTTGGTATTGTATGAGACAACTATTATATAGAGGTTATAAACATCCAGTTATTAACTTTCAAAGTAATAGACCTGACTTAAATCCTAGTCTTGCTTGGGAACATTGGAAAAGAATTGCAGTTCGTGCTATTAGTAGTTTAGATGCTGATACGATGTATCGTTTATCATTATCACACAATTCTATTTTAACTTTTATGAAATTAGATCATAAAAATAAAGTACGATGAAAACAATTGACGGTATAAATAATGATGCACCTTTAATTAACGTTCAAACAGGTGCAGCAAGATTAGCTAAAAATATGGTAATTTCTAAAGATAAAACTTGTCGTCAAATTGAAGGAGGTGAGAAATTAGAAATAACATTAGATTACGCTGGATTAACTAATACTAAAATCTTAGGAATAATTGATTGTAATTTATTTGACGTTGTAATTGGAGTTCATGATACAAATAAACTATGTATATTTAAACATGGTGAAATTGGATTAATGCCAATTCTTATAACGCAGTATATTACAATGAATCCATTAGAAATAGTAGAAGGCGTTTTTCAAGTTAATAGTAAAGGTGAAACAATAATTGCTTTTTGGAATGGTACTCAAAAAACTAGTAGTTATCCGAGATTAATTAATATTGATAGTTTACCGTTTGATGTAGATGGTAATTTTGAAATAACTGGAACTAATCCTGAACTGTTGGCAGAATTAACATTATTACAATTAAATAGAACTGAACCTATTATATCAACATATGTGGCAAAAGATGAAGGTTCTATATTTAGTGGTAAATATAGTTTTTGTATTAATTACATTTTAGAGGATGATGAAACAACAACTACAATCCCGTCACCTTCTGTATTTGCAGAAGATGTTAGAGATGAAGTAGTTGAAGAACGTCGTTCACATTTTAGAGGTGTTGATTGGGGAGACCAAGTAATATCTAGATATCGTCTTAGATACAGAACTAGTACACCTGAAAGTATAATAAATGCAGCACTAGTTTTATCATTTGCAAATTTAGATACTAGATATAAAAGTTTTAACTTAAATGTTATACATTATAATAGTGGTAATATTAGAGTTTATCAAATCAAAGATATACAATTTGCAACTAATACTTTGAATTATACAATTTATAAATTAAAAGATTTAGATGAAATTAGTTTAAATTCAATATTAGAAACTACGTTTAAATTAGATACAGTTCAGTCAGGTAAGGTTTTTAAAAATAAACTATATATTGGTGGATTTAAAAATACTGAATATAATTATCAACCTTTTGCAAATGGTATTACTACTAGATTGGGAATACGAGAAAAATTATATAATGGAATTGAAACATTTTTACCAGATGAAGCATACGCTTTTTATGCACATATTGTATATAAAAATGGTAATATTGGAAAAGGATGTTTTATTTCGGGTAGATTACCTGAAGGTAATGAACTTGATGATCTAAGTGCAGTTACATTTAATGGAGTTACATTAAATAATTCAAGTAATTATAAAAGATTTCATATTAATAATCCAGTCGGAAGTAATCAACTTGGATATTGGGAAAACAAAACTTATACTTATGATAGTTGGTTAGATGAAAATAAAAAGATATTTGGAGTTGATAGTAATGGTAATGCTGAAGATTCAGGTGATAGAATTAATGATAGTAGAAATTATATAAGATTAGTTAAATTTCCAAGTGTTTATGATATAGGGGCGATTACAGGTGATTATGGAGTATATCCTGACATAGCTAAACAGTATCAAATCTATCCAATCTTTGATAATATTAAAATACCTAATGATTTAAAAGAAGTAGCACAAGGTTTAATATTTAGTTATGCTAAAAAGAATTCAAGTGATTTTCACATATTAGGTTATGGTGATATTTCACTTGGAGGTTGGGCTACAACTTATCCGACTGCAAGTTATAATGGCTTAGATGTTAGAAGTTTCGATCTACTTACAATTAAACCTAAACTAGATGTACTATGTGTAAAAGATCTTGCAATTATTGGAAATGGTAAACGTATTGCTGTTGGACCAAGTTATATTCCTGTTGGACTAAGTTATATTGATGCTGGATCAAGTTATATTGCTGAATACCATGACTATTATAATATCAAAGACGTTAATGTCGATGATAGTATTTATCCAATAAATAATTCATTATACAGACCTGCAAATAATAGTGCAGTTTTACCAACAAATAATGGACAAGATGAAAATCTACATTTAGAAATGAAGATGGGATTAACTACAACATTTGGTTGTATTAATATTCCAGCTTGGGAATATAAACATATTTGGGGTGGAACTAGTACAGATGTTTATCCAGATAATGAACAAGGAGTTTTACAAATAGGTAATACATATACAACTCATTCTTATGGGTGTTTAATTTCTTCACAATTAGATCTACATGGTAATATCTTAAATGAGGAATTAGTTAATTGTGGAATTTCTATATCTTTCACTGAAGATACTGAATATACAACAGATGGTTTAATACCAAAAGGTGATAGCTATATGGATTTAGATTTAGTTCGTTGTGTATCTAAACAGTTAGGATTTGATGGAATTACATATGATTTACGGTATGCTAATATTTTATATCCTGTATATTCAAGACTTCCAGTTGAACTTAGAACTTTTGTAAATCTACCTTATATTTGGTTATCTCAATATATGTCAGAAGTAACTAGAATATTTTATTTTAATCAATATAATATGTATTATGAAGGTAGAGTACTAGATACAAATAAGATACCACTAGTTTCTAATTTAACTAGGAGTGATAATCCTCAATTTGATAAGTATCTAGTTCGTAGTAATGTGTTGGATGTTGTTTCTAATAAGAATGGATGGCGTACATTTCTACCATTAACTGATAATAATTTACCTAACTTTTTAGTTACAGACTTAGACAAAGGTTCTATTCTACAATTAAATATTAATAATAAAGCAATGTATATTCAAACTACTGAAACTTTATATATGGCAGGTGTACAAGATAAATTAACTTCACAAGTTACATTAGAAGAAACTGATGTATTTCAATTAACTCCTAATGAAATAGTACTTAGTGATAAATCTAGAATTAGTTGTTTTCATAAAACAGCTTGTATATTAATCCCAGAAGGGTATATTGTAGTAGATAGAAAGAATAATAAAATTCTAATGATTCAATCGTCAATTGATGATATTAAAAGTAAAGGGTTTGATAATCTTATATCTAAACATTTAAAACGAAGTGGATATAGATCGACAACTGATGATAATATATCAATTGGTTATGATAATGAATACAATAGAATTGTTATACATTTTAATAATCGTTATCAAGATACTGCTTTTGTTGGTTTTACTGATGCTCCTATCGAAACTCCAGTAGGGTTTCAATCAACTTTCCCGATAGGGGGTCAAACAATAAATACAAGGCAATTAGTACCAATTATTCAAGATGGTGAAATATATCTTGCACCTTTTATACTAGAATATGGTGAATATAAAGTTAATTGTGCTATTTTAATAAATTATCATCAACATGCTATCCCTGAATTATTAGGTAATCCTAAACAAATATCATTTAACTATACACCTGGTATTGGTTGGGTTAGTTATTCTTCTCATGTTAGTGAAAGAATATTTCATACATCTAATAAATTATTTGGAATTAAAGGATATAAATTATATAGTTTTAATTATTATACTAAAACTAATAGTTTCTTCGATGGTAATTTACCACAAGAATCATTTGTAGATATAGTATTTAATATTACTAAAGAACAATTGAATTCAATAATTGATGCAATACAAATTAGAACTGATGTTATTGATGAAAATGATGATACTGTTTTTGATGCAACTATTAATAAATATGTTGTATATACAGATGGTCAATGTTCAGGTGAAATATTAATTACTAATTTTATAAATTCTATATTTAATAAAACATTAAATAGAGTACATAATGTTTTTCATTTAAATAAATTTAAAGATAAAGTAACAGATTATAGACTTCCATTCATTGATGAATATGGAGCTTTGAGTAATATAGATTATACAATGCCATTCTTTAAACAAAGTGCTTTTCATAATAAAGTATTTGTTGTACGTTTAGGAATTGTACAGAATGCTCAAATGCAAGCATTGAGTATAAAGAATATTAAATTAATTGATATAGATATAACTTTACAAAAACATATACGATGAAAAGAAATAAAAGAATATATAGACCTAAATTTAATACTGGTGGAAGTTTAGGTTTTAATATTGGTGATCTTAGTACAGGGGTTGCACCTGTACTTGCTAAAGGTTTAGATTTAGCTCTTCCTGGTGCAGGACTATTATACTCCGGTATGAATGCAGTTGCAGGTATAGGTAAATCACTTCGTACAAATGAAGATAACCTAGTTGGACAATATGATAAAGATGGAAATTATAGTGGTAATTTAGCTGATAGAGGACTAGATGCATTAGCTTTACAGACAAGTGCAGTTCTTAATCCATTAGAACGATTTGGTGCTGTACAAAAAGCATCTGAAAGTGGTGGTAATATATTTCAATCTGCTGCTTCATTTGTATTACCTAGTATTGCTGAAGATTTAGCTGCAAAAGAATTAGCTGAAAATAGAAAAAGAGATCAACGTGCTGCAGTTGGTAGATATGAAAGTGAAAAAACTAAACAAGATCTAGCTGATTTATCTGGATATAATATTAATGGAGATTATAATACATCTTATTATGCTAAAGACGGAGCATTAGTTCCAATTGCGCCAGGTGCTTTTGAAGCAAGAGGTGCTACACATCAACAAGGTGGAATTGATATGGGAAATGTTGAAATAGAAAATAAAGAATTAGTTAGACCTCAACCTAATGGTACAATGGAAATTGATTCTGCAAGATTAGGTACAGCCAAAAAGAACAAAGACTTATTAGAACAAAAGAATCAATTAACTGCACAACTTGAATCTATTAAAGGATTAATGGAAAAAGAACAAAAGTTAAATGATTTAGCTAAAAATGAATATAGTAAGAACACAGTTAATCGTAATTTAGAAAAACTTGGTATTCAAGCAAAAGAAGTTGCAACTCAAATACAAGCTATTGATGCAGAAGTTGAAAGTAATTTTCAAGATCAACAACAACAAAATGGTAACTATGGTTATCCATCAGATGTTGAAATGGGTTGTGGTGGTAAAGTTAAAAAGTATGATGGAGGAGGGACAATAGATCCAAACGATCCATTATCTGCATTATTTGCATTAGCCTCAAATACAATGCCTACTGATAAACTGCCATATCAATATGATATAGGTGATGTATATAAAAAAACTGGAGGTAAACCTAATGATAAAGCTACACGATATAATGTTGGTCGTATGGCAGGATCTTCCAATGCAGCATTACAAATGGTAGATGATATGCACTCCAATGGTAAATATACTAGTGCTTATAGTCCCGCGAAAGATCCTAAAGATTATAAAAGTTATACTAAGACTGGAGCAAATACAAATCCACATAATATGAGTTATAGTGATTTTTATGTAGATATGTTGCAAGCGGGTTTTACAGATGAAGAACTTCAACAAATAATAGGTGGTAAATGGGCTAATCCTGATAAAACACCAAATGAATTATATAGGGTAAAACAGTTTGTGTTAAATCCTGATGGAACTTATAAAAGTAAGGAAGAACTATTAAATAGTGGAACTAGTGGAAATAATAGTAATATATTAAACGATTCAATTGATCCTGATGTTGATAATAGTTTAACGGATAGTGAATTAGCTAATATATTTGGAAATAATACCGGAAATAGTGCAACTGATGTTAAAACAGATGATACAACTCAAACTTTAGATATTAATGGTAATCCAATTGATATTCGTGCTATTGGTAAATTAGCAAATAGAGTTGTACCATATATTGATATTGTTGGTAATAAAATATTAAATGATAGATTGCGAGATAAAGAAATACCAAGACCTGATGCGTTACTAGCACCAAATTATAATACTGATTATAATATAAATCCTCAACTTGCAGAACTTTCAAGAGCAACAAATGATTTTAATTATAATGTAGGTAAAAATCTTAGTAGTCCTTTAGCTGGAGCATATCAATTAGCAGCACTTAAAAATAAAATATCTGGAACATCAAATATTTTAGATAAAGAGCAACAATATGAACTTGCTGCAAATGCACAAAAATCACGTGAAACTAATCAAATTGCGAATGCCAATATTCAAGCTGGCAATGTTAGAAAACAAAAAGTATTTGAAAAAGAAGTACAAACTGATTATGTTAATCCTTCTAAAAATCTTGCTAAACTTGAAGCTAATTTACAAGATGAAATTACACAAAATAGAAAAGAAAATTACGATAATCAAGTGTTAGCTGCAATGCAAGCTGCATATCCTAAA